ATCCCAAACCCCTTATTCTTATAGTAAATATATATATATATATTATTTATTGTATTATTACTTACTACCCTTCCTACCCCCTCTCTGGGATAGACATGGGGGGGTCTGTAGGTATTAGTATTAGACTGCACTATTGCAATAAATACATTAAATACTAAGCCGTTGTTTTTCAAAACAAAAACACCCCTATTTACGAATGCAATAAATACTGCATTAATTAATTTGTCTCCCAAGGTGGAGTTGATAGGGTTACTTTTGTTTTATCTTTGGCAACTCCCCTTTTGTCTCCAACTTTTTCTCTATCAACTCTACTCCACAAACGTGTTTGTTTGTTTACAAGGCATTTTTCTGGAAGGCTTAAACTAATTTTGTCTAAGATTAATGAATATTCTGTTAAGTTTTTTGTCATCAATCTGGCCTCCCTGCCAAAATATATTGTGTTTTGCTATGTGGACCAGATCCCCAAACTGTCCAGATGAAATCCATAGTAGCACTTTTACCTCGCTCTGGAGACATAGCTGGCCTCCACGTCATGGCCATGACAACCATTGGCTTAGTCTGTCTGAACAGCCTATGTCGTTTTGCAGCATGCCAGAATGTGGACTTGGTGAGCATTGCGAAGGGGACTTCCTTTGTGGCTGCGTGTTCGATGAAGTCTGCGGCTAGATTAAATGGTGGGTTTGTTATGATAGATCCACAATTGCATTCTGCGGTCAGGAAGTTCATGCCACCCTCGCCATAGCCCCTGTCGTGCAGATCCGTTGAGATCACTTCAAAGTTTCGTTCTTCCAGCACTTTTGAAATTGCCCCATTGCCACAGGCAGGCTCCCAAATGCGCCCCCCTCTGAAAAGCCACTCGAACCTATCGATTAGCGCGATGGTGCAGTCTCTTGGAGTAGAGTAGAAGTCTGCATCGTTGCGATTATTTTTGGGCGACTTTCCCCCGATTATTATTGATGATTTCATTTTACTCTCTTTTCAATGTGATGGTGGGCAAAAGTATGCAAACCTTGGCTTGCCCCTTTGACCAGTATTAGTGCATCTGCTTTGAATACCACGATCTTGCTCCAGCGCGTCCAGAACATCCTGACGGCGCTTTGGCTCCAGATTTGCGAAAGCAGAAACTGTGCGTGATATTTGCGAAGCTGTAATACCTTCGAGCCCAGATCTTTCGATCTTCTCGAACACTTGCTTGCATGTTGCCTGAAACGGACCTTCGGCCATGTTTGCCCTGAACATCTCAATGGCTTGCTTGGCGTAGTGATCGATGTAGTCGATTGACCACTGCATTGCATCGATACCGATTTCATCCTGACCCATTGATCTGGCAATAATCAGAGACAGACGCATCGCAACTTCGCGTGATCGATTGTACATATCTTCGAGCCCAGATCCGTTTTCTTTCTTTATGGCATCGACCAGACGCTCCTCATAATCGCGCAGCATATCTTCAGCTTCTGGAGTAAATGTAACTTCGATTGGATGCGGAGGAAGATCATGTGCATTGTTTGTGTCCAGATCACCCTCCTGTGCCTTGGCGTGTTCCTTTGCCCAAGATGCCAAACGCTCAGATATATTTGATCTGCGTTTCTTTTGAGACATTTGCACACCAATACCAGATCGAACGATGATGAATCGGTTCAGTAGACCAGACGCAACATCGCCGCCACCAATGGCTTGCAGAAACTCTGACGGAGTTGACATGCCAACCAGTGTTAGACTTGGCCGCTTGACCACCTTCTCTAGCTTCTCTGCTTCGGAAGACTTCATGGTATTGGTGGCGTAGCCTTGCTGTCTGAGCGTACCGTCCTGACGGCCAAAACACTCCATGATGGTAGTCAATGCATCTGCCTTGTGTTGCATACCTCTTGCCGCTGCCGACTTGAGTTGACGGCCAAGTTCATCGACCACAGAAACGTGAGTGGGCTTTTTGGTCAGAGTTGAGATAACCCCAGCCGCTGATGTGTATCCTGCTGGTCCGATCAATTCATCTAAACCAGCCTCTTCTAGAAGATCTTCCAAAACTGTCTTGGAATGTTCTTTTCCAGAACCAGTCTCTCCAATGTTCAGAAAGTATAGGCTGGAAAAGTTGCGCTGATCTGTGACCCATCTGCGCCCCATTACCACAGAGCCAAAAGCTATGGCTGCTTGGACTGCGAATTGTGGTTGAGGCTTGATTGCTGTGACCGTGTAGTAGTTTACAACATCCTGTAAGATGCCCGGCACACTGAGCAAATCCTCTGGAACATCTTCCAACGGACCCTGTTTTGTTTTCTTCGGCTTGGATAAAATTTGCGCGGCAACCTTTGCACCATGTTCAATGGCCTCCCTGTCATATTCATAATCTGGATTTTGTGTGACGTTCAGTAAATTGGCTGCATCTTTGACTGCCTTACTGACATTGCCTTGATGCTCATACTGCAAGAACAACTCGAAAGCATCGAAGCTGTGTGCGCTGTCAAATGGATCTGATGCATGGTGACTGTAGGCGCGGCCATCATCGAACAACTTGACCCCTGCCAAACCTGATGAAGAATTTGGCGATAGGTATCTTCCACGCGATGTTGGCTTATAGCCATACTGCACCAGAAGTGTGTGCATGTCGTGCGCCTCATTAAAGGCATCGATCACTGACGTGCTGTCACCTTTTGGTCTGGGCTTTCGCGTTGGCTGGAAATCTGACTTCCGTTTCCACGGGCAAATGTCTTGAAGCTGGGTTCTGAACTTATCCCAATCCCTCCATAAAGTCAGGAGCTGCGGCGGCAACTCTGGCAGGCCATCCCAGATTGGCATCCCTGACCACTCATATGGACGGCCAGTGTCTGGGTGAATTGATGGAGGCAGAACGTCCTGCACAGATCCAGCCCGAAGCTCAAAGACTGTTTCTGTTTTACGCGGATCATCTTTGTTTGGCCACGATATTTTATGCATGGTCAAATCATCGGGAGCCTTGAAGATTAACTTGCCTCTGTTTTCGCGGCCAATGATTTGTGGCGCGGAGTTCATTAGTAAGCTGAAGTCGATGCCCAGCTCTTCAAAGATCAGCTTTGTGTTTTCAACGTGATCGATGTCTACGGCGCATGTGCCTGATGCGCCATGCAACAGCCCAACATTATGGGTGGGGTTTTTCTCATAATAGTCACGCGCAATCGCTGGATCTGACAATGCCTTCTCTGGCTGCTGCCAACCAAATTTTGTCGGGCCTTTAGATCCTGCTGGTATGGTGACCAGATACCAGCCCATTTTGCAGCAATAGTCTTCGACATTCATTGCGAATCACTCAGGTATTCGGACAGTTTTTTCCACGTCTTCAGGCTGATTTGTTCGTTGCCTGTGGCAATTGATTTCACTGTTGGGTGTGATAGCCCACATTTATCTGCAACCACTGTTAAACGTCTGTCCTGCAAGGCAGATCGTATATCATCGATTGGTATGAGTTCACTCATTTTTTGATCCTTTTCGGTATAAATTTACATATTTTGTAAAAAGATCTTTACAGGATAAAAAATTTTCTGTAAACCGATTTTTGTAGAAAGAGAAAAAGTGAAAGGAATTGCGATGAGCAATGTAGACGGTTTAGCCGCCGAATGGCTGGTTATTAAGACGCAAGAAAAAGAATTAATTGCACAGCGTCATGCGATTGAAGAGCAGATTAATGCTGCATTGGATGCCAAAGATGAAGGCTCCATTACCCACACATTGGAAGGCCACAAAATTACACTGACACAGCCTGTCAGTCGTAAAGTGGACGTGCATGTTTGGGATAAAGTCAAAGACAAAATACCAGAGCATATGCACCCAGTAAAGTATTTGATAAATGCTGATGGTGTAGGCTGTAGGTATCTGTCTGAAAAAGAGCCTACGCTTTGGCGCAAGATCGCAAAGGCGTTTGAAACAAAAGCTGGCAAAGTCGGCGTAAAAGTGGAGGTGCTGTAATGGCAATAAATCTAAAATCACTATCGAAGCCGACAGGGCAGCGACCAATAATCGCTACTCTGTTTGGTGAAGGAGGCATGGGTAAGACCACCCTTGCTGCTATGTTCCCCAAACCTGTTTTCGTGCGTACTGAAGATGGCACGGCCAGCTTGCAAGGCAATGACAATGTAAGTCTTTTTCCAATTGCAAATTCAAGCGACGATGTTTTAAGCGCGATTACGGCGCTGGCCACAGAAAAGCATGACTTCAAGACGCTGGTCATTGACAGTATTACGCAATTGGCCACGATGATCGAAAGTGAAATTGTTGCGTCTGATCCAAAAGCCAAGTCGATTAATCAAGCTGGTGGTGGCTACGGCGCAGGGTACAGCACAGCCGCTGAGAAGCATCGCCAGATGCGTGAATGGGCTGGTGCGCTGGCCTATGACAATGGCATGAATGTGGTCTTCATTGGACACGCAGATACTGAGACATTGGATCTGCCAGACATGGACCCATTTGCCAGATACACGGTGCGGATGCATAAGAAGTCTATTCCGCATTACACAGATAATGTCGATCTAGTTGGGCTTATCCGACTGAAGACATTTACCAGAGGTGATGGCGATAAGAAGCGCGCCATATCAACTGGTGAGCGCGAGATCTTGTGCTTTCCACAAGCATCAAGCGTCACCAAGAATCGGTTTAATATCGATCAACCGCTCCCATTTACTTTTGATGGCGGCAATCCCTTCAAACAATTTTTAGTTGAGTAAAGGAAACTCTTATGGACTTAAATGGCTTTAACGCAAACGACCACGAACCATCCAACTCTTTCGATCCGCTACCAGCGGATTGGTATAAATGCGTAATTTCTGGAACTGAAGAGCGCCAAACGAAAGCGATGGATGGCTCTTACCTCATGTTGACGATTGAGGTTATCGAAGGCGCATATCAAGGTCGCAAGATTTTTGATCGTTTAAACTTAAAAAACAAAAACCAAACTGCTGTTGAGATTGCTCAACGATCATTGGCAGGCATTTGCCGTGCGATTGATGTTCCAAATCCTAAAGACAGCATTGAGCTTCGCGACAAACCATTGATGGTAAAAGTTTCCGTGCGTCCAGCGGCAGGTGGATACGATGCGTCTAATGACGTGAAGGGTTACGATGCTGCGTCAGGTGGTTCTTCCACTGTATCAGTAGAGCCTGTAGCTGCTGCTGCTAGTGGTGGATCAACTCCACCTTGGAAACGCTGAGTTCATTTTTTGGGATGGGGCGCATGTCGCCCCATTACATGAAAAGAAGGAGAGTGAAGATGAAAGTGCAGAAGATAAGCTTGAAGAGATATTTTGAGCATAAGGATAAAAAGAAAGATGGATCTTAAACAATTTGAAGATCCAGCCACAATTACTGCGATCTATAAAAATTATAAAGACAAGCGCAAGAACGAGCATAGACCTCATCTTGGCGGCAGTCAGATTGGAAACGAATGCAGCCGTGCATTGTGGTATCAGTTCAGACATGCATGGACGCCTCTTTTTGAGGGGCGTCTTTTGCGTTTGTTTGAAACTGGTGATCGTGAAGAAGATCGTATTGTCTCAAACCTTCGAGCGGTAGGCGTAAAAGTTTGGGAGCGAGATCCAGAGACTGGAAAGCAAGTCAGGTTTGAGGCTTGTGGTGGTCACTTTGCCTTATCGCTAGATGGCGTTGGGGAAGGTTTTAAGGAAAGCAGCAAGCCGCATACGCTTGAGTTCAAAACGATGAACGACAAAAATTTTAAGGCTACCAAAAACATGGGAGTTGAAAAATCCAAGCCGATCTATTGGGCGCAGTGTCAAATTGGTATGATTTTATCTGGTCTGGACAGATGTTACTTTTTTGCTGTGAATAAAAACACAGATGAAATGTATGGCGAGAGGATCAAGCTAAACAAAAAAGAGGCACAAGGTTTGCTGGATAAGGCAGACAAGATTGTTTTTTCATCTTTACCACCAGATAAAATT